GGTGCATTTCTTCAGCCCAGTCACGACCTTCTGTGTCCATCGTGTCTACAGCCTTGCGCTTGTAGTCCTTTGGGTTTGTGTGTTCTGATACAACAATTGCTAGTCCACGATCTGCGTTATAGTTTGCTGAATCTTCATCTAGTTCTTCTAAGAACCTAATCTTTACTGATTGTCCGTCAGCAAGTTTTAACCACTTAACCTTTGGACCATCGCCACCCTTTGGGCCATCTAGTACTGGGCCCATTTCTTTTATTCCTCTTAGTATTGCCATGTGTTTTCTCTTTTCTTTTTGTTGTTATATTAGTTTAGCATAGACTGTATTGATTTGTCAAACTGGAAGTCCAGTTCTTGAATTGACTTATCGTCCATATCGCCTATATCTTTATATTTTTTATCTAGTTTAATTACGGATACACGAGAACCAAGTTTTTCAAGTATCTTAGTTTTCATATTTCCACCTGCTTCATCGTTATCCGCAATGACAATTATATCATTAAAGTACTTTTGAAGCAATTCTATTTGTATGTTTGATACATTGGATCCAAGTGTTGCTACTGCTGGAAAGCCACACTGGTCAAGCCTAATGGCATCAAATGAAGACTCTACTATATAAACCTTTCCAGAACTCTTTACTCTATGCAAATTAAATAGTGTCTTAGATTTTGGCAGCCCTGGAGTATTTTTAAACTCCTTGCCTTCAACAGATCTTCCAACAAAGCCAATTGGCAATCCATCTGGACTGTGTACTGGTACAATTACCATGTCCTGCTTAATTGAGTAACCCAAAGAAAACTTTGACCAAGACTCCATATTTATTTTTCTATATTTAAAATAATTTTTTGCTCTATCTGAAACCAACAATCCATTATACAAACGTTTTAAGACTACTTCGTCAAATGAAATAAACTCTGGTTTTTTATATAAGGCTTTATCAACGTCTTGTTCAATACTTGTTTCTATTTCTTTGCTCTTAATAAATCTCGCAGCCTCAAAATATGTTCTGTTGGACATATGCATAACAAACTCTGTTAATCCAGTAACATGATGACAGGCAAAACAGAAAAATGTACCACTTGATTTATCTATTTCCCCTGCTGGGGTTCTGTTATTATTGTGATAGGGACAAAAAATTATATAGTCTGAGTCAACCTCTGACTCAATTGTTACACCTGTTCCTGTAATAATTCTTTTGATTTGCTCTTTGCTATAAGAATTGGCTTGCTTGCGTCTATCCCTACTATCCATTTACTTTTTCTCTTTCCCGTGTATGTTCCGTATATTGTTATTTCAAAATTAAAATAGTTCTTTATCTCATTATAGTCTATAGTAAAATCTATGTTTATGTCAAGTCTTGGGACATACCCATTAAGACGCATTTCTGATACTAATAGCCTTTCATATTCTTCTCTTAATCGGACAATAGAGGATTCATCCTGAATGATGCCTTCAAGATTAAACCTTTTAATTGCTTTGTGGTGAAAGTTGTCCATGCCATATTATAACTACTTATCTTCAAAATCTTTATATCTATAGTATCCCTTGTCAAAATCGCACTGAACAAGAAAGTCACCCATAAATCCATTACGGTTTTTGCGAAAAGCACATTCAATAATATCACTATTTGTAGCACGTCCTAGGGCCAAAACCCAGTCTGCATCATATGCAATCTGTCTGGACCAAGAAGTTTGTCCAAGAGTGGGGACGCTATTTAAATCATTTGCATCGTCAGGTGTGGCGGATGAAATAGCAATGATTGGAACTTCTTCACCAATAGCCATAAGTTTTAGTTCTCTAGAAAGATTCTTCATTCGTACCGTTTCATTATCTGATTTCTGGTTAGGAGCCATCAACTGAAGGTAGTCAACAATTACAAAGTCTGGCTTATACTGATCAATCTTTCCACGAAGAACTGATGGATTAATTTCTCCACCTTGGTCATTTGAAATAATATGAAACTCTGGTTTTCCTTTAAGATTTTTTTCATGCCAGTCTTTTAACATATCCATTTCAACTTCGCCATTGCTTAATTTTCTATGAGACCATCTACCTTCTCCCATAATTGTAAATACACGGTTGCGAACTTCTGTTTCACTCATTTCAAGACTAATGACTAATGGGCTACGACCTTGTTTCCAGGCCTGTACAGCAAAGTAGAGAGCCAACCATGATTTTCCAATACCTGGGTATGCAAGAAAAACTCCTAATTGCCCTGGCATGATTCCAGAAGGAAGATAATTATCAAAGCCTGGAAGTCCAGTCTTAATACCAACGTGACCAAGTGCTTGCTGTTTCTTTAAATTTTCAAAGTAAGCAATTGCAGACTCTAGATCTGTTACATCAATGTCACGAATTGCAGATGTGTTCTTTTTTAATTCTGAGGTTTTTGTAATTAATTCATTCAGAGCATTTGTTCCATTGTTATTCTGAATCTCTGTTGCTGCTGATCTAATAATATCCTTTAGGCTATCTGTAAGGTACTCTCCCTGAAGTTCTTCAAGATGGTGCTTTGTTGCGCCTACTCCCTGAATTGGTTCAAAGTCACGAAACTTTTCTCTAACCAAATCTACTGGTGGCACTGTAGAGTTATTTTCAAAATATAATCTTACAAAATTCCAAATATCTCCATGAGTTCTTAGAAGGTTTTCTACATTGGCTTGAAGTAAAACGTGGATTTGTTTATCTTGTAAGACTGCCGTGATCAACTTTGATTCCGTACTATTCACTTAGCCACTCCTTTGCCATTCTTCTGCGCTCTTCTCTCTCTTTGTCGTCTTTCTTTTTATCTTTTTGTGCCTGTAAAATTTTTTCTGCATTATATGTAAAGTGATTCCAAGAAGGAGTCTGTGCAACTTTAAAATAATACTCAAGTATATCGTAGCAACCTGACAAACCGTATGACTCTACAAGGGCATCTGATGCCCACTGTTCTACGTTTAAGTTTAGAGATGGCTTTGATTCGTACCTTTCGGCATGATACTTACTGTATCTTGAAAGCAAAGCCATACGGTCTTTGCGTTCTGCCATTATTCGTTAATTTCTGCCTTTGCTTCGTTAATCTTTTCAGTTAACTTGTCTTCAACAAATTTATACACACGCTCAAAAGCATCGTTTGTATTTTCTGCATCACGTTTTGAGTCTACCACTCCTAAGTCCAATCTAAGTGATTGAAAATTTCCCAAGTTTAACGTATATCCTAATGTTACAGATACTTTAGTTGTTTCATTCTCCATTTATATACCCTTCGCTAAATAGATCCAAACCGAATTGATATGAATCGTTTATCCTATGTTTCCTTGTATTTAATTGTACCATTTCTGAGCAATTACTGCAACATAGAAAGTATGCCAAATTTATGATTTTTATCTACTACGTACGGAATAATACCTTCTACCACTCCCTTAGTAAAAACAACTAGTGGCAAATATACTGTTTTATTATTTTTTGAATATTCTTTAACATATTTTGCATTTTCTGGAATATGTATTTTATATTCAGCACATGACCAATCAACAAAACTATTAGATATCCAATAGGTGGGGTGGACAGAATAAAATGACATTCTACATCCAGGATTAACATGACTTTTTAATACTTGATTATAAAAATATGTACCTCTTAAGCCGTCTTTATCTTCATGCTTAGAGTTTGGGGCATCATCAAAGAATATACTATCAAACTTTCCTAAATTTTTTAATTGATTTTGCCATGTTCCTTCTACAATAATAACTTTATGTTTTTGATTTTGTGCCCACAAGTAAAGTTTTTCTAGAACAATTGGATTATCTTCAATGATTGTATGAGTATCTATATTATGTTTTTGTATTTGATTTGCTGAGTACCCTAGGCCAAAACCAATTTCTAAAACATTTCCATACGGATTAAGATGATCTATTAAAGCCTCCATGTAAGGCTTTTCCCACTCCATCATTACCTGATAGCCAGTGCTATCGATTAATATATCTTTACCATTTTCATCTATTTCATATTTCATAAACCAACTCCTATATAGATTCTCCCCAAATAGGGATATACCTTCCATCTTCGGTTCTTGTATATGTAAGTATACCATCCCCCATTCTTCGCGTCAACTCTTGCTTGCTGGGCGTAATATCATTAGTAATTAATTTATCTTTTCTTGGTCTTCCAATATGATTTGTAGCAAGTATATCACGTATCTCTTTTACTTGTGATTCTGAGTAATATGATCTTACTTGAAATCCTCTAGCCCCACCTTTTTGAGAACCCATTGGAAATGGAATAACACCTCGTTTCATTAGTGATGGCATATATTTTTTATGACGATTAACTAAATCAGCAGTCTGGCCTACTGTGTATGCTCGTTCTCTTTTATTTTTAAAATCACTAACCAAACAACTTTCAATTTGATCTTTTGTAATATTATAAACAGACATTATTCCATTAGACTGATTTAAATGATAAATTCTTACAAGGCTACCATTAAGGAACCAGACCTTTTTGTTTCCTTTTATTACAGGGAGGCTATTGTAGCCTTCGCTCTCAATTGTTCCTTTTTTAGTAGCCATCTTCCCTCTTCATAATTTTGTGCTGGATTAAAGAATTTTCTATTTCCACATGTAATACAATAAGTTTCCATATGGCTATTTTCACTAAATATCCTGTCAATGAACATTCGCCCTTTGCATCTATTACAGATAAGCATTAATTTGGTATTCCAATAATTACTAAGTTAATACCAATGCTTGTGTCGCCTCCAGCATTAAACTTGACTGTACCCTCGACCTTTGAAGTTGAAATACTTTTTAGTGTGACTGTAACATCCTTACCAGCATCCGTATTTCCAACGTTAACTGGTGTTGCTGTTACTACTGGTGCAAACTTAAACTCGCTTGGAAAATCATAAAAGAACGGCTGAGAAGATCCAGCAGTTTGTGTTGTGCTTGTTGTAACTTGAACATACCCTCCAATAATTCTTGCCTCAGATGCTTTGACGCTTTGTTTTCCAGCGTTGGGTGTGTCTATTGTTACATACTTGTAGGCTGATGGAGATACCTGAACAGAAAGATCATTAATAGCCTTAACAATCTGATAGATGTATGTTACGTCTAGTGGTTGACCTCGTTCTGGTACGGGTAATATTGCCATAATATAATTATACCAGACTTACGATTCCAGAGTCATATACTTCTAGGTTTTCTGTAAGTGCTGGATTAATAGATGATACTTGAACTATAGCCCTTACTGACTGTGTTCCTGTTTTTAAAAATGAATAGTTTTGTGATCCAGATGTTCCTAGATAAGACGGAGTTGCTCCATCAAACCCTACAAAGATATCATAGGTTATTTGTATTGAAACTTCTCCTACTGCCCAATTTAGAAAAATTGTATTACCAATAATATTAAGATCTCCTGGGCCAGTAACAACAGCCTCAGAACCAAGAATAAATATTTTTGAATATGCTGACTTTCTGTTTTTATCTTCTGCTATTAATCTAAATCTTAAAACTCTTGAATTAGACGATGTTACTTTTCCAAGTAAATCTTTTTTAATAATAACATTTTTTATTCCTTTGTCTGCCATTATCCAACATCCAAGGCAAATCTAAACTCAATATAGTTTGTTGTGTTTGCTGATTTTATAATTGGTTTTGCACCTACATTTTTAATTACAGAGTATCCAGTAAGTCCATACAAAGAATTTGTAGAAGTAATATTTTCAAGTCTTAGCCCATCTAAACAAACATAAAATAAGTCAGAAGGCAATCCAGCCTCTGTTACGCAAGCATAAATTTTTGCTACAGTAACTTCTCTCCAGTCAAAGTTATCTGTTTTGTTTAAATCTTTAAGTGCTTTTGTAGCAACAACGTATCTGTTTAAAGCAAAATTTGTTTCTTTTACTGCTGTTCCAGCAGAGTATCCTACATCATCAATATCTACCTCAAACCTTGCATACTCTTGTGAAGAGTTTAAGCCAGTATAAGAAAATTCCAATAAAACTTTAACATTGTCTGGCACTGTATTGGAGTTGGCAACTTTATTAACAACAGAAAATGCTAATCTTAGTTCGTCTAATGGACTATTTTTTGTAAGATCTACTGCTGTATCGTTTAGCCTTATGTATTTAGATCCAGTGCCAACTACAATTTTACCTAACTGGTTACTTGTAAGGGTTGAATCATTTCCAACTATAGCAATAATATTATTTAAGAATCTACATCTTTCATTTCTTGCAACTCTGTCTGACTGAGTAAATATTCTATTGTCTGCATTTGTCTTAAATACATTGAGGGACTGGTTTATAATACCGTTTTCTGCAACACCATCAAGTGGTTCATATTTTGATTCTATATCAATTGCAGCAGAACCAAATGGTTGATATAGCCAGTTGTCAGTATCTGCAAAAGAATAAATTGTTCGGCTATCAAAAGATCCAGCAATTGGGTTTGACGCAGCAGAGAATATTCCAACCTCAGTAATTTCATATCTTTCTTCTGTTGGCAACTCTGCTGTTAATACTACCTTATCTATCCCGCCCTCATTTACAAATCCTCTAGAAATAATAGGAACACGAAACATCTCAAAATCTAAAGAATTCTTTAGTGCATAGTCTCCAAAAACACCCCCATCAGAAGCCACTGGGCTAGGCCCACAGCCCACAGCAATGTGTGAGGCATACGATTGTGTCTGACCCACAAGATACTTGGCTAAAAGATTTTTACCTATATTAGTTATCATTAATTACTCCCACTATGTATTGTATCATCAAAAACACTTCCACTGTTTAATATATTAATTTCTGCTTGCTCGCCCTCTTTGACATTAACTAAGTTAATAACTAGGTCTCCGCTTATTGGATCTATGTATACCGACTTACAGTTTGGCACTTTAACCCCATCCACCAGGTCATACCCTGTACCACAAACTGGTAGATGGTCAAATATAGATAAAGATAAAGACTTAAGATACGAATCAGATGCCTGTAGCCTTAAAACATTGTTTGGATTGTATTGTAAATATAGATCTGTTAAATTTTTAATTGGTGTATAAATAACTTTTTGTCCATTTACCAGGTCATGTCTAGATATAGTGGCAAGTTCATATCCTCCAATATCCTCAAATATAAGGTCTGTCATTATTTCAATAGACATAGCCTCATCATTTAAAAGAATTAAATCTGGAGTGGCAATTTTTACTGAGTTATCTTGAGATGCACTTTCTGGATATGGAAGATTTGCCGTTGCACTTGTAGTCATTACAAAACCTCACTTAAAAATACTGTCATATCTGGACCGCTTGGACCTCTTGAAAAATCAATGTTATATACAACAAACCTGCTTGATGCATTTGATGCCATACTTATTCCGTTTTCTTGATAGTCTAAACTTACTATGTCACCAAGTTGAATTGTAGGTATTGCAAATATTTTAACTCCGACAGACTTTCTTGGCTTTGATGTTTTTTCAACCATCCACTTCATTAAGTTTGAGGCTTCATCTTGTGATTGAATATATGGAGTAGTTAGTGAAAAATCTTTTTTCCCGTAAGTCATTCTACTTAATTTTATATCTTGATAATCTTGTTTAAATTTAAAAGGATTTGAAATTAATTTATCTGCAACAAACTGTGGGCTTGATTCAAGAGTATTCTTATTAAAATATTCATCAACTGTTAGGTTGTTATCTGATTCCTGTGTAAAAGTAATTCCCTGAATTCTTAAATAGTTTCCACTTGTTTCATCTAGGCTAAGGGCAGTGTCTGTTGCATTAAATATAATAAACTCAGCACCGTATGATCCTGCTCTAAAACCAGAAACGACATACCCCTTTATTTTATTAAATGTTGGAGAAATTTTTGCAGTTAATGCTGGATAAGCCTTATCATATTTAAAATTAAACACTGCTGCTTCTCTCATAATGTTTCCAAACTCTTCAAAATATATGTCATACTTTGGAGGTTCTGACGAACCAATTCCAGAAAGATATGTATTTTGTATCAAACCACTGATTGCATATTTTCTAAAAGACTCATTTGCGTCAATTTCAGAATCTCCAAATACAGAATTTACTGGGGCGCCCAAAGAGAATGATGTATTTTGAGAATAGTTATTGCATAGTGCATAAACATTTTCAAACATTGCTCTTGAAGATCCTCTTGTAAATAATGCTATGTTAGAGTATATAGGAAGTGGATCATTATCATCTACTGTTTTTATTAGTTTGCCATTAATGTATAAGTAGAATCTTCTTGTCTTTCCTATGTCTTCATATTCTACTGCTAAATCATATACCGTTGGATTTTCCTCAGCAAAAACTCTTGACTGCCCAGTAAATCTTCCATCATCAACAGTAATTGTAGCAAGACCATCCCAAAGGCCAACAGGAATTGCCTTACTATTATCAGATTTTATTTTGTAGAAAAAAACATTACTAACGCTTTGTCTATCTGTTTCTGACAAATTGCCTAGTCCAAGTGCTGCTATCTCAAAATAATATCCTACATTTGTTGTTGGATTTAACATTACTGCAATTCCAGCAGAACCACCCGCAACGTTAATATTTTTATCTGGTGTAGAACCATTTACAACATAATAAGTTGAAGATCCATTAGTTGTCTGGCCACGGTCTTCATTGCTTTCAATCTTGCCAATAATTCTTAATCTTGTTCCAAAGTGTTTATACTTTTTTCCTTCTAATGATTTATGAACATATGAAATAAAATTTCTTGGCTTTTCTTTAGTAGCAAAGTTTGGACCAGTCAAAGAAAGTGCTGATGATTGAACTGAGCCTGGAACTTGTTGAGTATTTGTGGTTATCTCTCCCACAATAGAGGTTGATAGAAAGTTTTTAATAATTCCGCTTCTAGATGAAGTTCTTGCTAAAGCATCAGAAGATATTCCAGAGTCAGTTAATTTTCCAGATAATGCAACGGTGGTTGCAGGTAAAGTTAAATCTTTTTGAAACAAATACTCTGATGACATGTAACAACCTTTAACATTGTCATCTGATTTCCAGTAATCAGCAATTCCAGCATTGTGTGCAACAACAGTAGTTCCAAATTGTCCACGACCATGCTTTTGAACTTCTCCATTTTGTAATCTAATAACACCAGATTGCTCAAAATATTTTGGTTCAGAATAAATTCTTACAAGGCCAGTTGGATATATCTTTCCATTGAATGGAAGTTTAGAAAAATAATTTTGATAGTCTTCTGTAGAAGTTATCCAAACATTTCCAAAACCAGTAACGTTGTATTGAACTGCATCATATTTTATAATTTCTCCTTGTGAATAAAAATATCCATTATATCTTGTAATCCAATACGCTGCTTCACCAAGACTAAATGTATTATTAATTACAATGTTATTTTTTACAATTGGCACATCTGCTGAAAGATTAGAGTTTAGTGGTATAGCGCTAAGAACATATGCAGACTGCTTGTTTACTTCGTTATTTATTGACTTTGTATTTTCTGTTCCAGACACTTCCCACAAGAGAGCAGGCTTATAAGTGTAAAATCTTTCATCATCTAAGAGGCTTGCTTGTCTTAAAGAGCCAATAGATCTTTGTATATGTCTTGTTGTGTAATTAATTACTCCCTCATTGTATACATTGTTTGTCTGGGTAGATACAGAAATCACATTTGCAAGTTTAGCATTTGCAAGTGTTTTATTTTTAATTTCATTATCTTGAAACAGATCGTTAGTTCCCCTAAGTTCAAAGGTTGTTGGTCTTTGTTCTTTTGTTGGCATAATATAGTCTTTGCTCATCATAACAAAGTTATTGTATTCATCAAAAAACATTGCAGTTTGAGTTGATACCGCTAAATCTTGAAGAATTTGTGCAACGCTGTTGTCTGGCCCAACAAAGAAATATGGAATTATTGTTTCTTTTTCATTTGCCACTCTTCTAAATGTGTAATTAGAAAAACCAATATGGTCTAATAAAAGAGAAACAGCAGAACTTACAGATACTTCTGTCATTAATATTTGTGGTGCAGTTATTGATTCTAGATACCAATACATATCTCTTAAGGAAAGGGACACAGTTTTATTCATAAGATCCTGCTTAGGAAATGAATCGGCATATAGTGTTTTAATTGGAACCCAGTAATCCCAGCCTGCAACATCAACAATTACTTCATAAAACTTAAACTGAACATGTCTATTTATATATTTTGCTATAATGCTTGACTGGTTGTTTTCATTAAATGCTTGATCATAATCAAAGATATTAATGTTTCCATTAGATGCAATTAACTGTCCAACTGGTAAACCACTTAGCCCAAGATCTGATGCACTCTTATTAATTGAATAGTCTAAAGTTTTATCAGATACATTTAAAACAAGTCTTGGAGATATTTCTATAAGGTCAAAGGTTGAGTCTTTTACGTTCATTGAGTCAACGACAATTCTAATTCCAGAGATGTATTCAAACTCTCTATACTGTTCTTTTCCATCTAAGGATTTAGTAAATACATTTGGAGATGTAGCATCTACTACAAAGTTTGTAAGTCTGTCTACTGTCTCATCTTGGATATACCAACCATACTTTGGGGTTATGATAGTGTAATCTGTACCGTTCCAAATATAAAACTTGCCTATATCATTTTCATTTTCTTTAATAAGATAAGCATATCCATATACAGATTGCTCAGGAAGTAAAGATATACTTGTATATACTTCTGCAAAAACAAAATTTGCTTTCCATTCATCTGGAACAATTAGTCCATAGGATATTTCAACATATCCATCACTCTTTATGACGGATGATCCATCTGCTCTTCGTATTGCTGGATTAAAGGATATAACATCCTGCCAGTTTGAATCTTTTAGGAATTGAATTTTCCATCTAGTTGGAACCTTTTGATTTAACTCTCCAAAGAATGGATCTGAAAATGCTCCAGTTGGAGATGAGAAGGGTCCTAGATTTTCTGTACCAGTATGAGTTTGCATTTTAACAACAACTCTGTTGGCTGGAATTTTTTCTTTATAGACAACAAAAGGACAAGCATCTTCTATAGAGTTTTGAGAACCTCTTACCTTTGACGCAATACCGTATTCTTGACCAGACTCTGTTCTGTATGAGGTCCAGTACTTAAACTTATCATTTTTATCTGGCATATAGTATCTTGGTCTGTCGGCCATAACTAGATTGGGGTGGTGCAGTTTTCCGTTCTCAAAAAACACTGCCTTGTTAATTCCAGATCTTGGTCTAAACTGATTAAAGCATTCCTCTAAAGAATAAAGAGTTTTTAACTTTTCTTTCTTTGTTAAAAATGTTGTCGGCATATCGTTATTGTCAAACGTTCCATCTACAAGAACATCTGCATCAGTTGCTCCTGTATAAAAATTTCCAGCATCATTAATGTCAAAACTTGTGGGAAGTGAAGAATAA